TCGAGGACCCAGAAGCTGTAAGCATTGGGATTGATGGGGTCGAGATTGATCTAATGCCTGAGGCCCCCAAAGCGGAAGAATTTGACGCAAACCTTGCTGAGTACATGGATGAAGGTGAGCTTCAGACGCTTGCCTCAGATTTGATCGGTGATATCGAAGGGGATATCAACTCACGTAAGGACTGGGTGGAGATGTTCGTCAAGGGCTTGGATGTCCTTGGGATGAAGTATGAGGAGCGCACTGAGCCGTGGAACGGCGCGTGCGGTGTGTACTCCACCATCCTGACTGAGGCGGCTATTCGGTTCCAGTCAGACACCATCATTGAGACTTTCCCTGCACAGGGGCCAGTCAAGACTGAGATCGTTGGTGCCATCGACAAGCTGAAGGAAGAGGCGGCTGAACGTGTTCGTGAGGACATGAACTACCAACTGACCGAGGCTATGCCGGAGTACCGGCCTGAGCATGAGCGCATGCTCTACTCCTTGGGCCTTGCGGGTTCTGCGTTCAAGAAGGTTTACTTTGACCCCAGCCTGGACCGTCAGGCGGCGATGTTCATCTCAGCCGAGGACATCATCATGCCCTATGGGGCGTCAAGCATCCTCAACGCTCCGCGTGTGACCCACGTGATGCGTAAGACCAAGAATGAGATCAAGAAGCTGCAGGTCAGTGAGTTCTACAGGGACGTGGACTTGGGCGAGCCGCAGTCGTTTTTCTCTGACATTGAGAAGAAGAAGGCCGAGGACCAAGGGTATTCCCTCACCGACGACGAGCGGTATCAGGTTTACGAGACTCATGTTGACTACGACCTGCCGGGGTACGAAGATGAGGATGGCATTGCACTGCCATACGTAGTCACTATTGATCGAGGGACGAATGAAGTTCTGGCGATCCGGCGTAACTGGAACGAGGACGACAAGCAAAAGCTCAAGCGACAGCACTTCGTCCAGTACACTTATATTCCTGGCTTTGGCGCTTATGGCCTGGGGCTTATTCACATTATTGGTGGTTATGCTCGCGCTGGCACTTCCCTCATTCGCCAACTTGTAGACGCTGGCACCCTGTCCAACCTGCCCGGTGGTCTGAAAAGCCGGGGATTGCGAATCAAGGGGGATGACACTCCGATTGCTCCGGGGGAATTCCGTGATGTAGACGTACCAAGTGGGTCCGTCAAAGACAACATCATGACTCTGCCTTACAAGGAGCCGAGCCAAGTTCTGCTTGCTCTGCTCACGCAGATCAATGAAGAGGGTCGCAGGCTGGGGTCTATTGCTGACATGAAGGTCAGCGATATGAGTGCTCAAGCACCTGTTGGCACTACTTTGGCCTTGCTTGAGCGCCAGTTGAAGACGATGTCTGCTGTGCAGGCTCGGGTGCACTTTGCCATGAAGCAGGAGTTCAAGCTCTTGAAGGCCATCATCCGCGACTACACCCCGCAGGAGTACAGCTACGACCCGGCTGAGGGTAACCGCAAAGCCAAGCAAGCCGACTATGACTTGGTAGAAGTGATCCCGGTCAGCGATCCCAACAGCGCCACGATGGCGCAGCGGATCATGCAGTACCAAGCGGTCATTCAGTTGGCTCAACAGGCTCCGCAGATTTACAACTTGCCTCAGCTTCACCGGCAGATGATCGAGGTGCTGGGCATCAAGAACGCGGACAAGCTGGTGCCCATCGAGGACGACATGACCCCGAGAGATCCGGTCAGCGAGAACATGGCGTTCCTGAACGGCAAGCCGACCAAGGCGTTCATCTACCAAGACCATGACGCCCACATTGCAGTGCACGTTTCGCTGATGCAGGACCCGATGATGGCGCAACAGATTGGGCAGAGCCCAATGGGTCAGCAGATGGGCGCAGCCATCATGGCTCACGTAGCCGAGCACTTGGCGTTCAACTATCGCAAGAAGGTTGAAGAGCAGTTGGGTGTACCCCTGCCGCCTCCTGATCAGGAGATGCCTGAGGACATTGAGGTCGAGCTGTCTCGTCTGGTGGCCCAGGCGTCCACGCAGTTGCTGCAGTTGAATATGTCCAAGGCCCAACAAGCTCAAGCCCAGCAAGCGCAGCAGGACCCGATGGTGCAGATGCAGCAAGCTGAGCTTCAGATTAAGGCGCAAGAAGCCAAGACCAAGGAGCAGAAGGTCCAGGGCGATCTGGCTATCAAGCAAGCTGAGTTGCAACTCAAGGCAGCAGAAATGCAGCGCGGCCAGGGTGAAGACCCACGTATCAAGGCTGCACTGGCCCAGCAGGAACTGCAGCACAAGGAGCAGGTGCACCAGCAGAAGATGCGCCAGCAAGCACAGCAGCAGGCTATGAAGGCCCAACAACAAGCGATGAAGGCAGCGCAGCCCCGCCCTCCGGTAGCTAAATGAGTAGCCCCCTAGTCTCGTTGATCATGCCAATGCACAACACGGTGCAGTTTGTAAAAGCTGCACTGGATAGTGTTTTACGGCAAACATATGCTAATTGGGAGCTAGTCGTAGTTGATGATGACTCTAGTGATGGGTCTTACGAGCTAGCGTCCATATTGGCTGTGAGGGACCAACGCATAAGGGTCTGTAAGAACGACACCAACTTAGGCATAGCCAAGAATAGGCATAAGGCAGTTGGGCTTTGTCACGGCGAATTTATTGGTCATATAGACAGTGATGACATGCTTGAGCGTTGGGCGTTGGAAGAAGTGTTGCAAGTGTTCAACGCCAAGCCAGATGCAGGGCTTGTGTATAGCGATTTTGCCCAAGTAGATGCAAAAGGGAAGGTTGAGCACTACTCTGCCAGTTTGGACTTTGACGCTAACACTCTGCACCGTCATGGGTGGCGACATTTTGGCATGTACAGAAAAAGTGCTTACGATGCCGTAGAAGGTTTCAACACCAAACTGCTTCGTGGCTGTGAAGATGGTGATCTGTTTATGCAGATTGCTGAAAAATTCCCCTGTCACAGGGTGCCAAAAGTGCTGTATTTTTATCGCAATCACGGGGCAAACACCACGTTGACGATGAGGAAGTGCGATAACTGCACCCAAAGAACGGAATGTAACTACATGCGTGTGTGGGCCAAATCGGCAAACTACAACCCAGTTACATTCAAACCAATAACCAAGGAGTAATCAATGGCAACTACTGCGTTTGACGTAGTTATCAAAGAAATTGAAGAGCGCCGTGAAACCATCGCGCAGGCGCTTATCTCAGGTGCGGCAAAAGATTTTGCCGAGTACAAATTCATGACGGGTGAAATCCAGGGTCTTTCACGCGCTCATGCTTTCATAACCGACCTTGTGCGAAAGATGGAAAACGACGATGAGTGAACTACTCCTGAGCGACGGCCAAAACACAACCGTGTTGCCGCAAACTGATGAGGAAAAGGCCCGACAAGTGCCTGATCCGGTGACCTACCACTTGCTCTGCGTTCTGCCCAAAGCGGAAAAAGAGTACGAAAGTGGGCTGGTCAAAGCAGGGCAGACCATGCACTTTGAAGAGGTAATGAGCCCGGTGCTGTATGTCGCCAAGATGGGACCAGACTGCTACAAAGATCCACTGCGCTTCCCCAGTGGGCCTTCGTGCAAAGTCGGTGACTTTGTGCTGGTTCGTCCCAATTCTGGTACGCGGCTAAAGATCCACGGCCAAGAGTTCCGCATCATCAACGACGATAGCGTTGAAGCGGTCGTGCAAGATCCCCGTGGCCTGAAGCGGGCATAAGGAGTAGAACATGGAATCTTTTAAGTTCCCCGATGAGGTGGAAAAAGAAAAGCCCGTCGAAGAAAAGCTGGAGATCGAGATCGAAGGAGACACCGAGATCGAGGTCGTAGACGATACGCCTGAAGCAGACCGTGGGCGCAAGCCCATGAAGGAAGCCCCTGCGGAGGTCACGGACGATGAGCTTGCTCAGTACTCCGAAGGGGTGAAGAAGCGCATCCAGCACTTCTCCAAGGGCTACCACGAAGAGCGCAGAGCCAAAGAATTGGCTTTGCGTGAGCGTGAAGAAGCAGTGCGCCTCGCTCAGAACCTCGTGGAAGAGAACAAACGCCTACAGGGCAGTTTGGGCCAGGGGCAGCAGGCTTTGCTTGAGCAAGCCAAGAAGGTTGTCCAAAACGAGTTGGATCAAGCCAAGCAAAAGTTCAAAGCCGCATATGAAGCGGGGGACTCTGATGCTTTGGTTGAGGCTCAAGAAGCAATGGCTGCTGCTAAATACAAAGCAGAGCGTGTCAATAATTTCAAGCCAGCAGTTGCACAACCACAAAATACTGTGGTACAACCCAATCCGCGACCGGAGCAAACTGTCCGAGTTGATTCCAAAGCCAAAGCGTGGCAAGACGCCAATTCTTGGTTTGGGGCCGATAAGGAAATGACTGCACTTGCTCTGGCAGTTCATCAAGACCTTGTGGAAAGCGGTGAAGACACAAACAGCGATGAGTACTACGAGAAGATCAATGCTCGTGTACGCAAGCGGTTCCCAGAAGC